GATACAAAACAATTATATGCTGTAACATCTCGTGGACTCCCCATTGCTGCTTGGACCCTGCCAGCTGGCATAAATCTCTGGTTAAGTAAAATACTTTTATATCTCTGTCGATGCTCTTCATTGTCTGACATAGCAGCGGCATTACGGCTGGCTGCTTCTTCAAAACTCTCATGGGGTAAGCGATACTTAGTAGCATGGAGTTCTTCACAGGCTGGCACTTGTGGACCGTACATCATTGCTTCCTTTCCTTTATCTCTATAAGTTTATTTTGATACCATTCGGCTTTCTTTAAATCTTCTACACCATTCTTATACCTATACCTCCATAGATATTTCATTACATTACCCTGTAGGTAATACTCAAAACCATCCCCTAGTGCAGCACCAATAGCATCAATGCACTCTATTCCTGTTTGATTGTAATGCGTAGGAGAATTTACCACATCTTTAGTGGTAGATCCTTCCTCAATATAAGGTTGATCTTTCTTCTCACTCTCGTCTTTTGGTGGGATTTTAGGAGTTGATGGGCGAATACTCTTGTATCTGAAGAGTCTACGCCAGCGTGATCGCATACTGTTAGAAAATCGCTGCATGTTACACCCACGCTTGCAAAGAACCAAGCCCTTGCTCTTTCTCTCTCATATGTAATTTCATATTCCTCATCCTTTAATTCAGGTTTACTCGCATCTAACAACGCCTGTAACACAACCGCAATGAAGAGGCATTGTTCTGGCCTCCTCTTGTGTAGTTTCTTTTCTAAATTAAAAAGTAAATTTAATTTAAGGCTAGGTTTGTTACAAGTTTTCTTCTTCATAATAAAAATAATCTTCTAGAAATTGGTCAGCTTCTAATATGACTAATGGCTTTCTCCTATTCATTTTAATAAATACTAATGGTGGTAGTCTACTATGGTTTGTAGCTTGGTCAACCATATTATAAATTCCATGAAACTTTTCTTGGTTCTTACACTCAATTGAGAAGGGGAACAGATGTTCACAAACGCTACTAAGCTTTACATCTGCCCCATTCTCCCCCATGATTGCAGTGCTTATTTCCTCATTTAGATCATGGGTATGATCTTCATCCAAATAATCTATAAGCTTCCTACGAACCCACTCCTGAAGCTTACGACCTTTAGCTTTAGCTGAAGATGTCTTCATAGTTAAATCCTTATTTCTGGAACATCAGGAGTACGGCTAACACGGGTTAGATACACTGGTCCTTTCTTATAATTAAAGACTCGTAGTCCATGACCATTATTTACATCAGCCCAACAATCCTTTTTATAAGAACAGTAAAAGCAATTAACGCCTAGTTTATAATTACCTGACTTACCATCTGGTACATCAGCATAACATTTAGGTGGTGGAGTTTTAGATTTAACCACATCCTTTAAATATTTTATCCTTTCACCTGTATTAGTTATCTCTAATTCATGTAGTGGCATTAAACATAACTCACCTGTAAGCTTATTCATAACTAGAAAACTAGCTTTACTATCTCCCTCTGCCGTAGCATAAGAAGACAACTGATCAATATAACCAAACGGATCATCACTATATAAAGTTTTATCTTTAAACTTTCGAAAAGCCATAGGCGATGCTGATTTTACATCTACTAAGACACCATCAATACGGCCATCTATATGTCCTTTAATACCTTCAAGATTAGTTTCTTTCTGTCTATCAGTTACCACATGACCAGCAAGTTCCGCTAAACAGAAAATTAATTCTTCTATAATATGACCATATAAAAACTTAATAGGATCATTATCTTTTAGTGGCTCCTGTTCTATATCTTGAAATTGATACCATAGTTGTCTGTCAGGATAACCAACATTAGACATCCGCAATCGTTTAGTTTCTTCACTTTCTCCAGTTACAGCTTTCTTAATCTCCCACCAGATATTATCTGTAGTAATTTGAAGGATATCTTGCAGATCAATACTATCTACTTTACAACCCTTTCCCCTACCATTTTTAAATAGGTTATAAATATCTGTGATTAATGTATCTATCTTTTTCTTTCTCATGATAAAAATAGGGAGGGTATACCTACGTATTATGTATATACACCCTCCCTCTCCTAGTTAAAGGTTAAGCTGAAAAGGGGATGTCTTCAGCTTCATCGGAAGTAAAACCGTCAGGGACAACATCGAAAGCATCGTCCTCTTCGGTTGTGTACGGTACTAATTCGGTCACTTGTACCGCACGTAAATCGGCAGAAACGCCAGTCTTCCCACCGAAATTCCACTCAAAGGGTTCATACAAAACATTAACCTTTGAACCGTTACCAATCATAGTCTCCGTAATCAGACGCTTGTTAGCATCCACTACGTTGGGCTGGCGATTAAGGTTGCCTTTAGCGTTACGTACCTTACGTTTGAACGTAACAAAGTCTTCCTTCTCGTCACCCTTATTCTTAATCGTAAGCCCATCCTTCTGAGCCTTCTTCTTATTGAGATCATCTAAGTTCCCAACATCAATAGTCCAGACACCATCAGCATCGAACTTGGTGTTAGGGGTTATAACAGATGCCCAATAAGCTGTACCTGACATTACTTTACTCATTTATATATCTCCTTCATAAAGGTTTGGTTGATGATTACAGGATATCAAATTCAATCGGATTTGTCAAGCGTTATTTTACCTCCTTTCATAAATCATATATCTCTAGGTAGTTACACTACGTTACACTACCAAGAGATATATGTTAATGGGTATCAGCCCATGTTGAACCTATCTTATACAAGGTATTTCAGGATCATTTATACACGCAGGATAATGTAGGTGTGATAAATGTTTCATCTCTAGTATTTTATCAGCATCGTATGTAGTACCATCATAGTAAACACATCCCAACTGTAATTGACTAGGTGAAAATTTATTAGAAACTATCTTTTCAGCTTCTTCTTTAGAGGTAGCTCTAATTATTAATCCATCTACTGCTACACCGTAATATTTCTTAACCATATTATACCTCCTTTAATGGGTATCAGCCCATGTTGAACCCACCTTAAACTCATTGTCGAGTGGGCATTTTACATTTAATATTTCTTGAGTCTCTTTCATAGCCTTCTTAGTTATGGAACAGAACTCTTTAACATCTTTGTTATGTACCTCAAACTGGTACTCATCGTGGATAGATGCCACTAACCTTACATCAAGATCCTTTGCATGTTCCATCATCTGAACCAGCCACTGCTTACAGATAACAGCACCTGCCCCTTGAATAAGGGTATTCAAAGCACTATGAAAACTTCTTACATGAAGCTTTCTTCCATCTATGCCAGGAATTATTTTCTTTTTAGCAGCTATATCAATCCTTGATCTTAATTGTTTTAGTGCAGGAACATTACGTAAGAAGTTATTTATTAACTTCTGTCCATCACTAGACCTAACACCAGCTACCTTACCTATCTTCTCTGCACCAGCCCCATAAATTAAGGCATACAAGAAGGTCTTTGCTTGATCTCTGGTAGCTAGGTTAGCCATCTTCTGATTGGCTGTATGGATATCACCTTCGATAACTTCTTTGATATAGTCTTTATCTCCCATGTAATGTGCGAGTGCTCGTATCTCTAAGCCAGAGGCATCCGTACCTACAAGACTATAGTTATCTGGATCAGATACCGTCCAGCATGACCGACACTCCTTTCCATAAGGTGAGTAGACGGCTGGTACTTGAGCCATATTAGGAGTGTTATGAGCCATGCGTCCTGTTATAGTCTTTAATGTCATAACTCTACCATGAACCCTTCCATAATTATCTACGGCTGCAATCCATTGTTTAATCTGTGATACTCTCTTTTCTAATAGGAGATACCTTGCTATGACTTTTGCTTCGGGAATATCTAGCGTTGATAATATCTCATCACTAACTATTATATTTCCCTTATCTGTTTTTAGTTTAGGTATCCATCCCTTTGCCATAAGTTTCTCTGCTATTTGTTGACGAGAAGATGGATTAAATTTATCTATGTGATCTAATAAAGGTCTACCTGTTGTCTTATGAAACCTTTTGGTAACGGTAGTGGGGAATGATTCCTCTAATTGTTTATCCAATTCACTACACTCATCTTGAAATCTATTCATTAGAGTCATAGCCTGTTGTTCATCTAGATAAAAACCATCATCTTCTTGTTGGTTTATAAGCTCTCTGATCTTATGTTCTAGCTTAATAGATTTAGAGGAGAACTCAGAGCCTTCACTTACTAGACGCTTTAATAATTTAAAGGTAACATCGACATCCCTATTACAATACTGTAACATATGGTCAGTATATAAAGAGAAATCTTGAGGTGGAGGATCTTTAGGAAAGCCTAACCTATCTCCCCATGCTGCTAGTGAATGTCCTTTATCTCTGATAGGATTAAATAATTGAGATAGAATAAGCGTATCAATTATATTATCCATTGGGAGATCAGCGTCAGTTAGTTTATTAATAATCCTTCCATCAAACGATATACCATTATGCATATAGAATTTATCTATAGTCTTAGACCACTGAGGAAACTTAGTGTAACATTCTTCTTGTATAAACTCTGTGACCTCATCAGTCTTAACATCTCTGGCTACCATACAGTGTATCTGTGTAGCATTAAGAGCATCAGTCTCTATGTCAAGTACAACTCCCTTGCTCATTGTCATAGACCCATTCTCCTTCTTCCCATGTAAACGTATTAGTATTTTTATCATAAATTAAAAATTGAACATCTAATTTTTGTTGAATTTCAGTTTTGTTTGGAATAGGAATTATTCCTGTAGATTTAGCTGGAGATATAGTTTTAACGTCAATTAAAATAACCTTGTTATTCACAATATCTAATGCAACTATATCTACAGGACCAGTAGAAGATTCATTCCTAAATACTTCAAACCCGTTATCTAATAAATAAGATAGTGCTTTTATTTCCGTTATATCTCCTTTTCTTGAAGCGCAAATGCCTACCATTACAAAACATATCCTTTATCCTTATCAGGAATCATCTAAATCTCCTCTAAGTTTAGCATGTTCTATGCGGTGACAATTAGCACAGAGCATTAAACATCTATCTATTTCTTTTAATAAGTTTTCACGAGGGCGTAAGGAAGCTATCTTCCCATCTAATGCAAGACTAATTTCAAAATCTTTTTTATTCGGATCAGGATGGTGAAAATCATACACTCCATTATAAGGATATGAAACATTACAATGCTCACATTTTCCCCCTTTATATTTTACTAAGTAAGATTTTAATTCTCGCCTACGTTTTTTTCTTTTTGGAGTACCTATTTCTCTCTCGTATTTTTTACACCTCTCCCTATTTTTTTCATAATATTCTTTGGCATATTCTTTTCTTCTTTCTTTAGAAGAATAAGGCATAACTATTCTACCAACTCTATAAGTTCAGCCTTATCTACTGGTACTTTAAAGAAGTATTCTCCTTCTTTTATAAGACGGTTAGGAACTTCAATC